CTACTTGGCCTACTATGGCCTTGGGGACAATGATCTAATTGCTGCCGTTACCTTGGTTTGGCACGGTGGTCAAATTACCGGTGAGTCCACAATTGACGACATTGGGTTTGCTATTCGTGATACGGATGCTTACAAGCGTCGCTTTGCTGGCAACATTGCTTTGCAGGCAAAGGGTCAGCCAGTGTATTCAATTCCTGAGTACATCGCTCTTGAGCGGGCCTATTCACAGGCTATGCAAGGGTCTGGTTTGCCAGCTGGTTTTTATGACAGCCCAGACGATTTTTCTGGATTCATCTCAAACAACATCTCTTCTGCGGAAATCCTTGATCGCGTCCGTTCTGGCTTCCAAGCCGTTAAGCAAGCGGACCCAGCTGTTGTCAACCAGATGAAGCAGTTGTACGGTGTTTCCGAAGGCGACCTTGCTGCATACTTCCTAGACCCGGACAAGGCAACGCCCGTGCTCATGCGTCGTGCTCAGGCAGCCCAGATTGCTGGTGAAGCAGAGCGTCAAGCCGGAATGCAATTAACAACCGGAACCGCGGAATTGTTGGCTGCACAAGAAATCTCATCAGCAGAGGCGCGACAGGGCTTTGCCAACATTGCCGGGGCGCAGCAGCTATTCGGTGCATTGTCCTCGCAAGAGCAAGCAATCTCTCAGGAAGAACAGATTGGCGCAGTGTTTGGCACCAACCCAGCAGCGGCTCAGCGAGTTCGTCAACGCGCAGCACAACGCACCGCAGAGTTCCAGGGTGGCGGAGGCTTTGCGGCGCAGGGTTCTGAAGTCACTGGCCTTTCAAACGCTTGACAGAATAACTATTCATCAACAAGAATAAACCCGATTCCGTAATGGAAGGAACTCTTGTCGAATCCCCCGCAGACAAGATGTAGAAGGGGTGTACATATCAAACCAAATGCAGCCGACCGGAACCTCCGTCCGGATCGTGGGCAAAGGAGTGTGAAGCCATATGAGCGAGTCTGAAGACTACTTCGAAGAAGAGCATTCGATTGAGGGTAAGAACCCTTTGAGAAAGCACGTCAAGCAGTTGGAACAGGAAGTTGCAGAACTCCGCAGGGAGCGAGCAGAAGCCGCAGCAGCCAAGAAAGAGTTGGCCTTTGCTAAGTCGGGAATCCCTCTGGATGCCCCAATGGCAAAGTACTTCATCAAAGGCTACGAAGGCGAACTTGAACCAGATGCAATTCGTCAGGCAGCGCTTGAAGCAGGTTTGATGCAGGCACCCCCGGATGGGTCGGCGCAGGAAGCAGCAGCTTGGAAGCGAACCCAACAGGTCGCAGCCGGTAGCAATGTTTCCGAGCCCCCAGTGGACTACGTAACCCGTATCAATAACGCCAAGAGCCAGGCCGAAGTCGAGCAGATTCTCTTAGAGGCAGCACAAGCAGCAGAAATCTAAACCTCTAAAAGAAAGCAGGAAAACCCATGGCCGGAGAAACCACAACCTCCTCCCTTTCCGTAGACCAGACAGCGTTTGATCGCATTGCTTATTTCGCATTGCGTTCCGAACTCCTGTTCGATCAGGCTGCGGATGTCCAACCAACCGCTCAGTCAATGCCCGGTTCAGCTGTTACGTTCACGATCTTCTCGGATCTCTCAGCAGCAACCAGCACCCTGAACGAAGTAACCGACGTTACCCCTGTTGCTTTGAGCGACAGCCAGGTGACCGTGACCCTTGCCGAATACGGTAACGCAGTCGTGACCACCGCTAAGTTGCGTGGCACCTCGTTCCTGAACGTCGACACGGCAGCGGCCAACATCGTTGGTTACAACGCAGGTGACTCAATCGACCAGATCGTCCGTGAAGTTCTTGCCGCTGGCTCGAACGTCGTGTACGCAACTGGTGGTTCGACAACCCCGTCAGCACGTACATCCATCCAACCAGAAGACACCCTTGCAGGCGACGACATCCGTAAGGTTGTTGCTCAACTCCGTGGCGCGAACGTTGCAACCTTCAATGGTTCATACCTCGGCTACATGCACCCGGACGTTTCTTACGACTTCCGTGGCGCGAACGGTGCTGCAAACTTCCGTGACCCACACACCTACGTAGATACCGCAAACATCTACAACGGTGAAATCGGTCAGTGGGAGTCGGTGCGCTTCATCGAGACCCCCCGTGCAAAGGTGTTCAGCAACGCTTCTGACGGTTCCGGTTCAACCGGCACAGTCGACGCGTACTGCACCCACGTCATGGGTCGTCAGGCTCTCGCCAAGGCGTACAGCTTCACCGATGGCAATGGTGCAACACCAAAGATTGTCCGCGGCAACGTAACCGACATCCTCATGCGCCTCCAGCCGCTCGGCTGGTACTGGCTCGGTGGATACGGTCGCTTCCGTGAGGCAAGCCTCCGCCGCATCGAATCAGCTTCGAGCATCGGCACAAACTCGTAATTATCGAGTTGAGCATGGCCCCCTGCTTCGGCGGGGGGCCTTTGCTATTCTTGGGCCATGCCGTTCTTTTCGCCACCTACAGACGACTTTGTTACTTACGGGTCAGAAGATGATTACCAGGCAGAGATTTTGTTTTCCAAAATTCGCCCGGGTGCGCGTGGTCGGAATGTTTACAAATTGTCAACTGGTCAGTACACAGAGAATCAGCCCCCATTCCTGTCCGATGTTGCTATCACCTATTACGGTGGACACGTCACGGAGATAACGGCTGCCGAGGCTGCGGACCTGACCGAAGCTGGATACGGGGACTACATAACATGATCCTTCATCAGAAGACGCACCCCAACCTTGATGTTGAGGGGTGCTTTGGTTGTCGCATAGCCCACGTCAGGACGGGCCCAAACACCACCACATCTGGCGGTAACCGGGCCGCACAAATAAATGCAACAGAAGCCCGCTGGCAAAAAGACATGCCTGCCTACAAACGCCTTCGCAAAGATGGTTTGCAGCCCAAGAAAATCGATGGCTGCGCAAACATAGAAAAGAAAGCCAAGGAGTCATGGCAAGTGGAAACCGGCCTAGTCTAAAAACCATTTCTATACATGGCCCAAACCATAATCATTATGGCTACGGCAACATGAACCTGTCGCTTCAGAAGCACTTACCCCCCAGCGTTGTTTTGCATCCACACTCTGAGGTGGCCGTGTTTTGTTTACAGCCCACTCTTATAAAGGGTTGGTTCAAGGGGCAGAAAAAAGTCCTGTTTACAATGTGGGAAACCAGCCAGCTGCCGGAATACTTTTACGAATACCTACCACAATTTGACAAGGTTCTTGTTCCATGTGAGCACAACAGGCAGCTATTTGCGGCTTACCACAAAGACGTCTCTGTTTGTCACTTGGGCGTAGACACGAATGTCTGGACCCTCTGCGAGCCCCCCACAAACGATGTGTTCCGCTTTGTGGCCGGTGGCTCGTCTTGGCAGCGCAAGGGTCTTGACATTGTTGTCCGCGCCTTTGAGAAGCTCAACTTAAAAGATGCCGAGCTTGTGCTGAAGATAACGCCTGAGATCAGGGGAGAGCCACCAAAGATCACTAACCCAAACATAAAGCTTGTTGACTCTTGGCTAACAGTAGAGCAAGAGTATGACCTTTACGCAAGTGCTGACTGTTTCGTGGCAGCGTCTCGCGGAGAGGGTTTTGGGTTGATGCCACTGCAAACAATTGCCATGGGTGTCCCAACCATTATGTCTGACATGACTGGGCACTCAGACTTCATTGACTTGGCGACCACAGCTGTTCCAGCGCCTCCTCAACCCGCCGTTCACGAAAGGCTTTGGAATGTTGGCAATTGGTACGAGACGGACCTGGACGCGCTTTGTGCTGCGATGCTGGACCACTACGAACATAGGGGCAAATACAGGCAGAAGGCTTTGGAAAAAGTTTCTGGAGTTTCTCGTTTTACTTGGAATAAATCCGCTCAAAAAATGGTTAAGCTCAGTGGGACTGGGGGAACACTAACCGAACTGGATTGGGTTCCGGCAGATCAGGCTAGGGTTGAGATTACGGTTAACCGCAAGGTGGAGGCCGACATAGGCCGACACCGTGTTCGGCTAGCCAAAGGCGAGACAGCTCTGGTTCCAATTGTGGTTCGTGATACTCTTCGAGATGCTGGTTATTTAGGAGTTTCAAATGGCTGAAAAGAAAGACTCACGATTGGCTAGGGCTGGCGTGTCGGGCTACAACAAGCCCAAGCGCACCCCGAGCCACCCCACCAAGTCTCACGTTGTCGTGGCTAAAGAGGGCAGCCAGGTTAAGACGATCCGATTCGGCCAGCAGGGGGTTACTGGAGACCGCCAGCCAAGCGCCCGCCAGCGTTCCTTCAAGGCTCGCCACGCAAAAAACATCGCTAAAGGGAAAATGAGCGCTGCATACTGGGCTGATAAGGTAAAGTGGTGACATGAGTTCAAAAGGTGAAATGTACAAAAGCAAGAAAGCCAAAATGAAGCACGAGAGCATGGAAGGTGCCCGCGAGCGCATGATGGAGTATGGAAAGAAGGCAGCCAAGAAGAAGGTTGCCGCTAAGAGAAAGAAGATGAAATAATGGCAAGATCAATGACAAGTCGTTCAGACGTCGTGGGCGGAACAAAACGGCGCGTCGTCAAAGCAAACCCAGGTAACGTTATTACTGGTGTTGCCGGTATGGGAATCAATGCAATCATTAAGGTTGCTAAATCCGAAGCCGACTTGGCCAAGTTTGGTCTGAAGGTAGTTTCAGCGCCAAGTAAAGCCATAAGCAAGGTCATCAAGCCCGCCGATAAGCCAAGGAAAAAGTAATGGCACGAGCAAAAGCAGGCTCTGGAACATCGAAGGCCAGCAAGCCAACCGACAAGTGGATTAAGCAAGGTAAAGCTGGAAAAACAAAGTATTCAGTCATGTACTACAAGG